AGGGGCTCCTCTTATACTCAGGGAGGAGCTGCCTGAATTCTTAATATAAACCACTATCAAGGTTATGTACACATAAAAATTAAGGGCAGGAATCTTTTTTCCTGCCCTAGTCAAACCCAACAATGTGAGATATGACTAGGCGGTACTACCCCATGAGCGTGCGTATTCGGTATTTCCGAATGTGCAGACTGTAATGAGTTTCGGTTGGTGTACCATGTGTAGTTCCTGAGTATAGTGTTTCATAGTTTTATTTATATAACTTTAACCTAAAATATCGACAATACGGCCATTTTTATCTACGGCACGCACACGAAATTCAGGTAAGTTACGCTTCAGAGACTGCATCTCTGACAGGATCCGCTGGGAGTTATTCTGGGTGGTGTGATACGTACGCCATACCCCAGACTTGTCCTGGGCTTGGATATCAACTTGGTCCATGATCATCTCCATTGCTTATATTCTTATATATAGCATGGTTCTGACATTATGTACACAACTATTTTCACAAATTATGGCGGGTCCGGTTCTTGAACATATCCCTGACGGCGTCCTTTATGACAGCCTCCAGTAGATCTCGGACTTCCTTCTTGGAAGGATTATACTTCTCTTCTCTTATCTTAAGAACTTCCCGGTAGTTGGCGTACTTGTCTTCCTCGTACATGTCATCCCGAGCATCAATCATCTGCTCAAGAGAGTTAATAAGCTTATCAAGGTTGTCCATCATCCATAGCCCTCACATCATCTACTATAACGTATTTAATATTCTTATCTAGCTTGTTAGTATAGGCATCCATAAGGACTCTGATGTCATATAGCTTCTTAGCTACCTTACGTATCGTGGTCCTACAAGCCTCATCATTGTGACCCTCTTCTAGGTCAACGAGGGCTGCCTCTAGATTCTGGTCAACAGAATAGTCGACAAGATACTTAATGCCATCCATATCACCCTCCTCCATAGGAGGAAACAACAGATCTTTAATATGTTGTAGTTGTACTTCGGCTTCGGTCTTTGGTTTCTTTTGGAAGAATTTAAACATCATATAGAAGTCCTAGCTTAGGTCTTCTTACGACCTATGTTATACTTGGTTACTAATTCCCACTCATTCTTCTCTTTGTAAGGAAGAATCTTGATCTGACTTAATGAAGTCTTAGGCTCATTACATTTGTTAGGCTCTACGACCATTATCAGCCCCCACTCGGCGAGTAGTTGCACGATCGTGTTACGTCTACCAATGTCCTCATCACTTATGTTTGTTGGCTTACCATCAAGGGCAAATAGTTCCTTGAAGTGTACGATATAGTATTTGCCTTGCTTGTGTAGGATATGGCAGGATTGATAGAGCTTTTTCTCTTTACGAGACGCTACGCCAATACGAGTTAGAGTCTCTTTGATTTTTAGGAAGTCTTCTTCTTCACCGATTCTCACTTCCACTAATGATTCTAATATCGACATAGCAACCTCATTATTATTGTTATTATGCCGATATTTATTCTTTCAGAATTCTTTAGCTACTTTAAGCTCCCGTTTGATAGCCTTTAGCTGATCTTTGGACAAAATCGTTAACGCAGTCTTGGCTTTCTCTCTATTGTAACTGAAGAACTCCTGTACAGCCAGAGTATCTTCATCCTTATCCTTCTTTGCCCACTTAGAGAACCTCTTACCCTTTCGGATTGACCCCATAAGATAGTCATGCTGCATCTTGTTATCCAAGTGTGCTTTAGTATTCATCTCTTGGGCATGTAGGATTGTGTCAGGAAAGTATGAGAAGGCCTTGTTAACGATCCATGCGTTATAGTCCTTCTCATTAGTCTCGTTGATTAACCCCTTCTTACTGGAGTTAATGTCACCCACAATATCAAATGGACTCATTTACCAAACTCACAGTCGATCATGATCTCTGTCAGACAAGCCATCAGGTTAATCTCAGGATCTGCTGCGAATGCAGCCTGATACTGATACTTACCAAGAATGACAACTGCCATTGCCATACCACGTGGTGTCAAGAAGTTAGCAGCCGTGTCATAGATCTTGCGGAAGATAGCACCCTGATCATTGTCAATGTTCTCACCTACCCACTTACGTATCGCAGTAAAGTTCTTATCTGCTAACAGGTTGATGAGCTCGTCCAGTGACAGCTGTCCAAAGTTAGTTAGAAGTCCTGAGTCGATAGCACCGGTAGCAGAGTAGCGCTGTAACTCATTGAGTACACGACGCCAGTCTGGGAAGTGCTTCTTGATAACCTCAGCGACAACTGCTTTATCAAAGGTAACATTCTCAGTAGTTAATATATTCTCAACACGCTTGAAGAACTGACCAGCTAACTTAGCCATGTCAGACTTACTGATCTTAAAGTCTATAACTGAACAGCGAGAGTGAAGTGGCTCGATGATTCGGTTTTTGTAATTACACGTGAGAATGAAACCACAGTTCCGTGAGAATTCTTCCATGAAGTTACGGAGCGCAGGCTGGGTGGAGTTAGCGTTAAGGTAATCGGCTTCGTCGAGAATAACATATTTACGTCCTCCACCAAATGATACACTTGAGGCGAAGTTGAGGATATCATTTCTGAGTGTGTCAATGTTGCCATTCATAGATCCATTAATAATAATATAGTCACAACCTAGTTGCTCGAGCATAGCTCGAGCAACCGTTGTCTTGCCAACACCAGCACTTCCAGCAAGAATGAGATTAGGAATGTTTTCCTGATCTATAAACTGCTGGAATGTCGCCTTTAGCTCAGCTGGTAGAATAGTGTCGGCAATAGTCTTAGGACGATATTTCTCTACCCAAAGAAAATCTTCTCTCATCTAACGTCCAATCAGTTAAAGGTTGATACGGCCTCGGTAGCAATCCAGTACTCTAACTCTGGTGACTTAAAGTGTGCAAAGCCACGAGTAGATAAGTCAACTTCATAAGAGTTAGTAATGCTCTTAGAGAGAACACCAAAGTTCTCTGGCTTAAACACTGCATTAAAGGTACGGTCTGTCTGACCTAGTGTGACAGTGTATGTGTCACCCGATGGATTAGACATGTCGATCGCCTTCATTGTGAGGTTAGCACCATCGCCAGTGATAGCAATCTCGGATAGACTTAGAATACCAAGAGCCCGCTCGATGTCCTTGATGCTATCGATAGTAAGAATAAACTTAACTTCACCTTCAGGGAAGTTAGGCTCTTTAGTCGAAGGCATAGGAATTGTCGACTCTTCTGCAACAGTGTAGTTTACGTTCTTAGTGTTAGATCCGTCAGTGATAGTGACAAAGCGATCTGTAACAGTAATAGTCGGCTCATTGAACAGTGACATAGTATTCAGGAAACGGCTCAAGCTATAGACAGCAAACCTCTTTGTGAAGTTAACTGGCACAGTAGCGCGAGCAAAGATGTTCTTGAGTGGAGACACCGTAGTGATGGTGTCTCCCTCTTTGAACAACATGGACGGGTTGATCTGCGAGAAACTCTTTAGAACATTAACCGTCTTAGTATCAAACTTCACGTTATTCATAATATAGTATACTCCTTACTTCTTTTTCTTTTTCAGTGCTTCAGGGTCGGCAGTAGCGGACGCACCGATCTGTGCAAGATCTGAGAGTGATCCACCAAAGATGTACGATCCAACGTGCTGTAACTTCATCCATGGGCAGAACCATGTAGACAATCCAATCTCTTGGACCTTCTGGCAGAACCAGTAATCTTCAGAGAGGTACCGCTTAGACTTAGGATCAATCTCAGCCTGGAAGAACTGCATGATCTCACGCGAGCCGTCAAAAGCCTCAGTGCGAACATGGTCAGGACGATAGCTATACTGAGGATATGCCTCAACAAACTTCTTGCAAGCATCCTTAGTGATCATCATAAAGCCGGTGCCGATCTCAAGAACCTCACAAGGCTCACCAATAGCGATCGATCCAGTGTTCTGCTTAGGATTAAACACGTAGTCGCCTACGTAGCGATCGAGTTGGCCTGGATCCTCATCAGCAAGTCCCTTATCGACTGCCAACTTAATCTTCTCCCAGCTGATGCACTTCTTAGGATATGGTCCACCAATGATATTGTACTTCTCTGGCTCTTGAGCTTGAAGTGCCATAAGCGCAATAACATCATGTGGATTAAACCCGATGTCAGAGTCGATGAACATAAGATGCTCTGCCTCAGAGCGCATGAACTCGTCTACGCAATAGTTACGTGCGCGAGTGATCAACGACTCATTAAAGAGGAAGTAGAGTTGAAGTGGAATACCATAGTTGGTACAAAGTGCAGAGAGGTCGGCAATCGACTTAGCAAACATACCAGCACACTGGCCACCATACATAGGTGTAGCGAGAAACAGCTTGCGCTTACGAAGTTCCTCGATCGGAATATTAATTTCCATTATTTAGTCTCCTTGTCATGTACATGCAATTGCATAATAGCATAGTGAATCACTTTCAATATATCTTTTCTCCAGTCATCTGGAGAACCTTTCTTACCATAACGTTGGGCATACTTCATGACGTTGCCCATACAGAATCCTGTACCGTGGCCAGAATCAATGATAAACTCTGTGGCTTGAAACTTGTTGTGCGAGTAATGCTCGCCATATGTATTATTAATATACTCTAAAATCTCAGTTATGTACACACTTTCGTTGTACTTATACTCAGGTAATACATTTTTTGTACTAGATGTTTCTACATTTGTTAGAGTAATTCCAACAACAGTTTCTGTTGGTCCGTTTGCACCAAGACCAAATCCAGGTGTTCCTAGCACATTAACATTACTAGATCCTACTGCACCGATAGCACCAACAGCAGCATCATTAAAATAATCCATATTATTCTCCATCATATAAACTCACTAAGTCCATTCACAACTATATTGTTATACTCTAATCCCTGCCAATGTGGATAATGTTCACGTGATAAATGAACAGACTTAGGCTTTTCCATAAACTTAAAGTCTAGTTCGCCCTTGCTGTTAAGCATATGACGATTCCAGCGATATAGTTTTACTTTATCTGTCTCTTGCTTCTCACATTCTGCTATAAAGATCTTGCGTATAGCAGTTCTCTCTTCCCATGTACCAAAGTAAGGTGTACCCTTATAGTACCCAGTCTTTGGAAGTTTACGAGATACATCCTCGATAGGTAGAGGCTCATAGATCTTTACGTTTGTATTAAGCTCTTTTGCCTGCTGAAAATACTTACGAACTAACTCAATAGTCGCAGTAGCAGGATCAGGATCTGTCTGCCTCATAAGATGATGGCGAATATCAATATTGCCAAAATAAAACTCTAACTCGTCATACTCAATATTAGGTATTGGCAAAAATGACTTAAGTCCCTGCTTTAGTGCACCGTGTAGTGTCTTAAATGGAACTGAGTTTATCATCCATCCTGGACGATACATGCAGATTGCATGGCTGTCACCTATAGCAGCTTTGCGATAGATCGACAACTTATTAGGGTCAATGACAGGTGCATTCACCATACGCTTAATATTATCCCAGTCGACTAGATTCCACTTAGGATCAATATTACCATTACCTTCCATACGCTTTGCTACCATCTGATAGTAGTCAGGGAATGGAATAACTAATGAGAAGACTGTGCCCTTAAACTTTGAGAAATTAATAAGATTGTCGACAACAGGAGTATCAGAGAGCCCCCCGAAAAGGTTAAGAGTGCCACCCCAATCATTGCCATGATAAACGTAGAGGACATCAAACTTGTTAAAGTCTTCATAATAATTGTCTCCTGCCATATTAACAGTGATATCTATACCAGATTGTTTAATCTGGTCTGCATAGATTACTGCCTGAGCTGCACGGTGTGAAGCTGTATTATTTGATATAGTCGCAAACGGTGATGCTAGAAGAGCTCTCATTGTATATTTTTATCCCAATCACGATACGAGTCAACTGTATTATATATACAAGGATTTTGTAAAACAGGGTCCGGTCCGACATTCCACATTAAAATATTCTCACCGGTATTCTTAGGAATATACTTCCAAACTTTTGCATCATACGTAGAGATAGCAGGAAACGGTGGCATGTTCTCTGGCTTCTCTGGAGTATTAAAGTCTAATGGCTCAGATATCACCTGTGCTCTTCCTAGTTCACCTTCTTTAAGATTGCGTGCGACAGCAATAGAAGTAAACTTAGCTTTTGGCCATGCAATCTGAAGTGCACGCGAGAGCACTCCTGTTGATGTTGCAACATAGACATGATCAGGTGGTTCAATAGTAGAAGCGGCGTGAACAATACCAGCAGTAGCCAACTCATGTCTAAGACCGAGTGGAATAAAGAAAGCACTATTATCATCAGCCCATTCCTTTGCATACTTATTTAGATTAGGCATTGCAGCGATGCGCTTAAAGATAGGTATTGCTCCCTGCTCGATGCAGCATGCTTGATGAAGAGATATTTGCTTAGCTGCTGGCATGAACAAGACTACTCTCTTGTTATGACGACGAGCTGCATCTAAGATAGAGACACCAGCAAGACCCGTACGGGGCTGCGAATATACGATCGTATTATAGTTTGTCTTTGACATAAGAAGATCGCCAGCACGTGTTTTAGTGCCCACGATCATGTCATCACGTACTACACGAACACCATCATGAACGACAACTACAGGATCAGGATTGTAAGGTGTCCATCCCTCGGCTAAAGAGAGATAGTAGTCTCTAGCCTCTTCAATAGTGCAACCAGGATAGAGTCTAGCATCTTTGTTAATGCCATCAATGACGTGTGTATCATGAGACATAGTTTAATCCCTTCACCATCTCTTTATACTGCTCTACTGATAGACCTGCTTTCTTGATTATATAGTCATCAGATGGGTGTGCAG